AGTTGCTTCTGCTTTGATGGTCGTAAAGAAGGTGTAAAGAATCTAAAAGCTATTCTACCAATTATAGAAGAGATGGGTTGCACATATCATTGGAATGGTAAAGGCGATCAACGAATTGACATAGACTGGAGTGAAAATGATGGAAAATGAAGGCGCAAGATTAATTAAAAACTGCCTAGAAACTCCTGATGGAACGATTCTACAATCGAGACATAGGCATGACTATAAAGCATATACTGATGCCAATGGTAAGGAATATATGATTGACGGCGGTCTATCTTATGTTAGGAGTTCTGCTCATGGTGACGAAATACACCATTGTGTTTGGGATGACGAGCCGTTTAATAAGGTTCGCGAAGCGTTGGAGTGGGGAACTTATGGTATCAACGGCGATCAGCCATTGACATATGTGAAATTGTGCGATATGTCCACTGATCATATCCAAGCGATCATGGGCAGTATCCCTAGTTTGCTACCGCAGTTTAAAAAAGCAATGAATTTAGAACTTGAATTGAGAGAGATAAAAGAAGAATATGAGTAAAGTTAATTTGATAGCAGTAAGTAAGCCGGACACAAGCTACACTGGTTGCGACACAGCCGAGCAGTTAGTCGCATATTCCGCCCGAGTGAGCAATCCTGCTAACCAAAATAACCAACAAACTGCCGGTAAGTTGGTTCGATACTTGATTCGTGAGAACCATTGGTCGCCGCTTGAGATGGTGCATATGACGCTTGAGATCAAAACGACCCGAGATATTAGTCGTCAAATCATCCGTCACCGGTCATTTTCGTTTCAAGAGTTCAGCCAGCGTTATGCGGATCCGTCTGCTCAAGGCTATCCGTTTCAGCTCCGCGAAGCGCGCACTCAAGACTCAAAGAATCGCCAAAACAGTATCGTGACAGAAGATAAACTACTCGCAGAACATTGGGTTCAGCAACAGAAGAAGGTTATCGACGCGGCACAAAACGCATATGATTGGGCGATTGATAATGGTGTGGCCAAGGAACAAGCACGAGCCGTACTACCAGAAGGCAATACCGACACCACACTATACATGGGCGGTACTTTGAGGTCGTGGATTCACTATTGTGACCTGCGCAGAGCCAATGGTACTCAAGCCGAACATATGGTAGTGGCTGAACAATGTTGGGGCATTATTAAAGAACAGTTCCCTGATATTGCCGCTGCGGTTGATGGATTGTCTGAATAAGGAACAAATGAAATGAAAGTTAATATTAAGCAGTTCCCAGCGTGGAGGTGGTATCATAATTATCTCCACGATTGGTTTGGGTATACAAAGAAGCGTACTGAATCAGTCAGAATAGACCCATGGGACACATATTCAATGGACCATACTCTGGCGTTATTAGTCAAACCAATGTTGTATCAGTTGGCTAAGACTAAGCACGGATCGCCACACGTTGATGATAAAGATGTACCTGAGGCTTTAAGAAGCTCTGAAGGTGAAGGTGAGCTAATGGTTCATGATCGATGGGATTGGGTTATGTCAGAAATGATCTTTGCGTTTGAAGCGCATACTGAAGAAGACTGGGAAAGTCGGTTCACCACCGGTGAGATTGATTATATCAGAGTGCCACGCGCAGACGGTATGATTGAAATGCAGCATGGACCAAATCATACGTTCGAAGTCGACATTGAAGGTCGCAAGGCATTCCACGATAGAATGCAGAATGGGTTCCGCCTTTTCGGCACGTATTTTACTAATCTATGGGATTGATATGGCAAAAGCAGCGAAGAAAGCAAAGAAAATGAGACTGACACCGCACACGTTGGTTGATCTGCGTAATATCGTGCTTACAGAGTTTAAAATGAAGGCGAAGGACTTTGACGGAATATATCTGACATACCCTAAAGTCAAGTTCTCGTTAGTTACGCCCCAACCATTTGATGAAGGCGGTTGGGTTGTATATAAAAAGAAAGAAGTGTATACGCTCTCGTTGAGCGAATTGAAAGAAAATATTGAAAATCTTTTAAAAAAGCCTTGACATAATGGTCAAATTATAGTATAATACCTCTTTACCGGAGAAATATAATGATTAGTAATTTTATGAAAACAAAGTCGGCAGTCTACACTGGTTTATGTATCGGTGCATTCGGTCTGTTGACTTCTATCTTTAACTTTGACCCAGTCCAGTTTACTGTGAGCTGTGCGTTAATCGTGAGCGAAATATCCATTTACTTTGACATGAAGAAGGAAGACTGATGCCTACTAAATTTAAACCAACCGTTGTCGATCGTGACGGTAATAAAACCAGCTTCTTCATGAAGTCTACTCCTATCGCTCAGCTACAAGAAGCGTTGGATCGCGATCAAACTCCTGCTAAAGTTAAGCAGAAGATCCGCAACGAATTAGTTCGCCGTCAAAAGACAGCATAATGACAGCACCCACAGAGCCGCCAAATACCTTGTTCGATTTGTACGTTGGGGATACTGAGAGTCTGCAGCCCGACAATGCGCCCAAAGAAGATGGCACATATGCCAAGGCGAAGGGCGGAACAGAAGCGATGGCCAAGCGAATCGGCGATGTGGTATCTTTTCTTGGGCTGGATGATCAAGTTAATATCATCCACTCAAGAGTTTCAAACGTTGACCCGAGTAAGAAGAACGTCCTAGTCCTTCATGACTTATGGTCTGACCCCGAAGCTACACACCTGAGAGAGAAAGAAAGTCTCGATCGGTTTGAGAAGATTGTATTCGTAAGTAATCAACAGCAACAAACCTACCATTTGGCGCATGGTGTTCCTTATAGCAAGAGTGCTGTTATGAAGAACGCCATAACGCCCATTGACGTAGATATTCAAGATAAGCCTGACAACAGAATCAACATTATCTACCACACAACCCCTCACCGTGGGCTTGATTTACTTGTCCCAGCGTTCGTGATACTTGCTGAGCATCATAAAGATATTCACCTACACGTTTATTCGTCGTTTGACATTTATGGATGGGGACACAGGGATGAACCGTATAAGCATTTATTCGATAGAGTGAAAAATCACCCCAATATGACTTATTATGGATTTCAGCCCAATGAAACCGTTCGGGAAGCACTCAAAGAAGCGCACATATTCGCATATCCCAATATCTGGCAAGAAACGTCATGTATTGCTGCTATGGAAGCTATGAGTGCCGGATGTGATATTGTTTGCCCCAATTATGCGGCTCTGCCGGAAACAACTGCCGGTTTTGCCTCTGAATATCAGTACCATGAAGACCCGCAAGAGCATGTGAACACGTTTATTGCTAAACTTCACCAATCCATTGTTAAGATACGCCGCCCATCCACGCTAAAGAGGCTCGAAAACGCTAAATCGTACGCAGATACTATGTACAATTGGGACTTTCGTAAGAAAGAATGGGCTAATTTACTAACAAAGATCACAAATAGTTAAAATAATGCTTTACAATGGTGTCAAACTCTAGTATAATAACTGTATTAATTAAAGAAATGAGATTATTTTATTATGGCAAAAGAACCAGAAAAGTATGTTCGTAAGAAGATCCGTAAACCACGCAAGCCTATGACGCCTGAGCAAAAGGCAGCAGCGGTTGAGCGTCTGGCTAAAGCACGCGAAAAGCGGTTGAAAGAGAACCCACCACAATACAAGAATATCCACCCTGCTATCCTAGAACTCGAGAGCGATCATCCGTTGTCTATGACGAATGTAAAGGCTTGGATCAAGACGCAGCGTGAGATAGCTGCCGCTGAACGAAAGAACGAAAGATCCGCTGTTAAGGGTTCTACACAAAAACGTATCCGCGCTGAGAACTATGCTCGATCGCTAAACCGTTATCTTGAAGACAATGTCTGGGAAGATGCATTCTACGGCGAGTATGGCGAGTATGAAATCACACGTGTCTGTACTACGTTGGCATATGATGCTAATGGTGAGCCCAAACGCACTTATGGCGTATTCTATACAGACCTCGGCTATATCTTTGGCTATCCTGCGTCTCGCGGCGGTAAACCTGATGACTGGGAAGAAAGAGCAGTCGCGGAAGGTAACGAGTCAATGGCACCCAAAACACTATCTAATGGTTTGGAGAATTTCTTTGAGTAACGTAGTAGATGCCAGCAACCGATTTGCTAAGAAACCAGTAGATCAAGAAGAAGTTGCGCAAATCGAAGAAGTCGTAGAGAGTAATCCCGAGCTAGACGATTTCAATTTTGAGTTTGAAGGTTGGGTTGATAAGCTGCTCGAGGATATGGAACAGTTTGGTATCGCTGAGCAGACTGACGACTTTTCTCGCGACTTCATATTCGCTACTGAGGCGTTCAGGTCACTTATGCTAAGGTCACGTGGTTTGGATCATTTCATCCAAGGCGTGACTGACCGTCTGATCGAGGTCGACTATGACACCGAAACAGATAAAGTGATCGGCAGCTGGAACATCGACATTCTTGGGGATATCGATCCGAGCCAAACAAATGATTGACATTTACCAAGTTATATGTTATAATTGTATTTCTAATTAATTATTTCCCCAGTTTGGGGACTGAGGTGTAAGATTATACTCCTAGATTTAAATCAAGTGATGATCGCCAATATGATGAAACATATTGCTATGAGCGGTGAAGCGTTCAGCGAAGACTTGGTTCGACATATGGTGCTGAATAGTATCCGCAGTTACAAGACAAAACACAGCTCAAAGTATGGCGAGTTGGTTATTTGTTGTGACGACCGAAACTATTGGCGGAAATCAATATTTCCATACTACAAAGCCCATCGTAAGAAGGATCGCGAAGAGTCTACGATTGATTGGGGACAGGTATTTAGCGCCCTCAATAATATTCGTGAAGAGTTAAAAGAAAACTTCCCATATCGTGTCATACAGGTTGAGGCGGCTGAGGCTGACGATATTATTGGTGTATTGACTAACCGATTTGGTGTTTGGTTGAATAACGAGAACTCCGAGCGTATCCTTGTATTGTCAGGGGATAAAGACTTTGGTCAGTTACAGAAATTCAGTAACGTGGATCAATTCAGTCCCATAACTAAGAAGTTTATCACCGTCAACGACCCAAGAAGGTTTTTGCGTGAGCATATTATGCGCGGTGATCGTGGTGATGGTATCCCCAATTTCTTATCCCCTGATGGGTGTATTGTAGCGAATGAGCGCCAGAAGCCTCTGGCGACTAAGAAGGTTGATGTGTGGGTTGATCAAGAGCCTGAGCAATATTGTACAGATATGATGCTACGGAATTATCGCCGTAATGAGCAACTGATTGATCTGGATATGGTTCCTGATGATATTCGCAATAAGATTTGTAGTGTGTATGATGACTATCAAATACCACTCAAACGCAATTTACTTAATTACTTCATCAAGAAGAAACTAAAGAACCTAATTGAACATATCGGAGATTTTTAAATGAGTTTTCTAAAAGCAGTGATGGATGAGATTGGCTATATACTTGAGAACCCTGTAATGACCCTTGCTTCATTTACGGTCTGGTTCAGTATCGGCTTTGGTGGTGTTTATTTGATAAAGTGGATATTTGGTGGTCTCTTTGGCTAAGACATATATCCATGTGAATCAGCATAAGATTCGCGCCAACTTGAAGCACGGAACCGATGAGCCGGTCATCACAGTTAAGAAAGGGAAAACGAATAAATACTGTCATGACGTTGAAATACTAGGTCCAAGTGTGGTAAGGTATTCAGAAACAGATAAACCCATCCTATCGTGCGGTGCACGTGTGGTGATTGAAACTGAAGCAGATGTAATAACACATCTTCGTGAGGAAGAAAAATGATTTACAAAACGTTCCATGAGATCTTTGAACAGATCGACCAAGCGCCTATCAAGAAAGACAAGATTGCTATTCTACATGCCAACAGCAGCGCTGCCCTCAAGGCAATTCTAGGTTATACATATGACCCCAATGTCAAGTGGTTACTCCCAGATTGCGATCCGCCATTTACACCATTGCCCGAGAACTCGGATCAAGAAGCAAGACTGATCTCTGAGGTACGGAAGTTCTATCTCTTTGTCGAAGGTCCCACTGAAACACAGCGTAACCTAAAGCCTGATCGCCGTGAGCTGATGTTCATTCAGTTACTCGAAGTGATTGATGCTCGTGATGCTAAGGTGGTTATTGGTATGAAGAATCGTAAACTACCATACAAAGGTCTCACCCGCAAGCTCGTAGCAGAAGCATTCCCGAACCTTGCTGCAAACTGGTGAAAAGAGGATAAGTCTCTATGGCTAACAAAGTTAAGAAGCGTTTCAAGCAGTATACTGAAGACGATCTTCGGAAGAAGAGGCTAAAGAAAGAGAGCCGCCACAACTATCAAGCGGCACTCAATAATGCTGTCAACAACTGGGATGAGTTAGACAATGAAAGCAAAAGTAGCCTGTATCGTCGGTAATGGACCGAGTAGAAAGACCATTGATACACAAGTTCTTCAGGAACGCGCAGATATAACGACCATTGGCTGTAATGCTATCTATCGTGACCACCCCAATATTGATTATGTGGTTGCGATAGATGATGGTATGATCAAGGAGTGCCAAGAAGGTATTGGCGAACGGAGTACATTGGTGATTCCGCCAGTAGATCAGAGATATGAGTCAGCCCTTTACAATACCACACGTAGAAGGTCAAATGCCGGAATGAACGCAATGTCATTGGCAATTGAACAGGGGCATGATCTCCTATATTGTATTGGCTTTGACTTTATGATCGAAGATACCGATCCAGGCTCGAACGTATATGCCGGAACCAGCAACTATAGCGCCGCCACCAGAACCAACGCGAGCGATGTGACCAATCGTTTGAATTACTTTGATTGGTATTGTGCCCAGAATCCAGGGGTAACATTCATTATGGTAGTACCCGATGAGTGTAAGCCAAAGAGATTAAGAGCAATGAACGTTGTGGCTATGCGGTCGTCTATCTTTAACAGTAAGAGCGAGGAGAAGTAAATTGACAGTTGAATGGGGTCTTATCTTTTGCAGCTTTATTGCTGCCTGCGCGTATTTCTCATACTATAAAGGCTATGATCATGGTGCGGAGGATGCTATCGAAACTTTGCTATCAACCCTCGCCGAGAATGATATTATTGATGTCACCGAAAAAGGCGTGACACGAAAAAAGTAAAATAAATGCTTTACATTACCCATTGGATGTAGTATAATAACTGTATTAATGAGATTAGGGTTATATCATGTCAAGAAGAAGATTCGGAATATCCGTTGCCAAACTGGCGAGTCAGAGAAGACAAACCTATTATGCCACCCAAACCCTTGCCAAGAAGCGCTCGGAGCTTGGCCTAACATCCGATACATCTATGTACAAGCCAGAGTTTACTCCCCTTGAGCCGAGTAATGACTATGTACGTGAAACTCAACAATACCCCTCTAATACTGCGTCAGGAGGCTCCACATCGTCTCAGGAGCGCGACTATAGTCTGGATGGTAACTTTGTAGTCGGTCAAGCCTACAATAAAGGAAATCTGGTAGTTCTCACAAAAGATGAAGCCGGTGACTCACGAACAGGTAAGAGACGATGAATAGATTGATTGAATTGGTCTTAATTTTTACGGCATCAATGATAGGGGGAGGGTTGATAACTGCCCTCTTCCATTTGGGTTATGATGCATTAATGAACACTATGGTGTAGAGGAGAAAGATAGCAATGGAAAATTTACTGGAGTTCTTGTTTTTTGTCGGAATGTTTGCATGTTTGGTATATGGTATTAAAGAGACAATCCAGAAACATAAAGATGATTCCCAATAAAGGAAAGAACGATGAAAATTTTATATGTGCAGTAGCAGCAATGGCTGACCATATACATATGGCAATGAGTTAAGTCAAAGGATTGCGAGATCGCGGTCGAAGAACTCAAAAGGAATCATAGACA